CATTCCATCACTGTTAACCACGAGTAATGAGACCTTCTTCTTTCTTTGATTGTAAGACCAGATTGCACTCTTAGTTTTGTATACGTTTGTTGTTAATATTTTCCTCATCTTATGTCCTTTCAGTTTGTGGTTGTAATTGTCTATCCTCAAGGGTCTCTTTAGGATAGACATCTGTGTTGTCTTTAATGTCACAGATAAGCACATCACCTATCTCTGTAGGAAATGTCACCTCTTCTGTGAGTCTTAGTGCAGAGTTAACGTCTTCGTATTCACTCCCTGTCCTGTCAATGATGACCTCTTTGACTCTCGTGTAGGTGACTGTCCACTCTTGTTCGACAATCATTGTACGTTCACGACTACTGGCTACTGATTCTAAGCCATCAGAGTCTCTTCTAGCTGGGAGTATACCTTCCTTTCGAAGAGCTACTAGTATATCGTAAGGCATGTCTTGTATCAGATAACCTACCCTTTCATGGTCTTCTAAGTCAAGAGCCTTATTGACCTCGTCAGAGTAGTAACTGTACATGCTTGGATATCTTTTCTTCATTGTTGTTCCTTTCTATTCACTAAAGGGATACCTTTAAGTATCCCTTTAATATATGGTTAGCTATCCCCCTATAAGGGTGTTTTATAGGAATCCCAACAAAGACATTCCTATAAACCAGACTAATATTATTAAGACATATTCAAATGTCCATCTTTCCCAAAAGTTCATATTATGAGAACGTTAGAGTTATCCATAATGATGTTCCCCACATTCCGAAGATTATCACCCAATATCCTATCCATTCCTTCCATTCTTTTAAGTATTCTATTCTTTCTTTTCTACTAATCATATCGGCATTATCACCACAGCTAATAGTGTTAATCCTAATGACCAACCAAGTCCTTTCTCTAACGTCTTCATTCGTTATCTCCTATTCTGTTATTATTAATGGAGTCCTTTACGGATTCTCCTATAAGGGTGTTCTATAGCATATCCTTCGTCATTAGCTCTTTGATAGCTTCTTGTTGTGTCCAAGAGGCTCTTCCGAAGTGTTCTTTGAGTATACGTTTTATTTCCGCAAGCATCTCTTGTTGATGAGTGAAAGCGTATAGGTTGACGTCTACTTCAAGGTCTCTCTTCCAAGCCCATAGGTATTGCTCAAGGTGATAGTTAACGCCTTCGTGTTTTATTGTTATGTTATTCAAGATCGACTCCATATGTATATTAAGGTTACTATAAAGGTGAGCCATAGTAGACCCATGAGTGCTAGTATTAGTTCCATTGTATGTTTACCTTTCAATGACATTCACAGTACTCCTGCACCAGCTTTCCCTCGTAAGAGCCTAGAAGTTACTAGGAATGACACATAGGAGTAACGTTTGGGTGTACCTCATAGGGGTAACGTATCCCAGTGTGTACTCTCAAGTGTAATTCCAGCCCAAAACAACGAGCATAGCGAGCATGAGAATGTACTCTGTGTGTTATTTAAGAAATATACTTGCGATATAAAACCATATTATTAATGCAGCTATAAGTATGACTATTATTTCGTGTATCATGTTTTATCCTTTAAAAAAAATAGGAGGATACCGTTAAGTATCCCCCTAAGTGTTATTTAGAAGTCAGCTGATACTGGCTCGTTAGAGTTAACTGCTGGTTCTAATACATCAAAGTCTACCTCAGCCTCTGGTACATATTTAATAAGGTCTGTTACCTGAATGGCTATTAGTATAGTCTTGAATCCAGTTCTACCTGCGACATCATATTTGTATGTATAAGCTATAACGTTACCTTTAGAACCATTACCTATAAGATCCTTGATAGAATTCTTATCTGCATCGACAACTCTTACTGGTGTCTTCTGACCTTTAGAGTTCTTAGCCTTTCTAGTCAGGTTAATAGCCCAATTACCATCTTCGACTTGTCTTACTTTACCATAAGCACTCATTTCTCCTTTCCTAGACTCAGGAAATCTTAATTGAATGTCGTAGATATCTGTACCGAATGGTGATACAGGCTTATCTAACTTAGCATAGTAAAAGTTAACGTCTTTGATAATGTTAGTTGTGTTTGTAAATGTAGTCATGTTAGTTCCTTTCATAGAACGTTAAGTTAAGATACCTCATCGGATCGTAGTCTCTCACACCACGATGACACCTCTCCGTAGAGAGATGTTTCGGCTTTAGTTTAAGAACTGAACAGTTCCATCTTCGAGTACTATATATTTCCTCATGATGACTCTCCTTTCTCTTCGTAATCTTCGATTAGACTCTCAAGATAATCTTTAGAGATCTTACCTATATACCATTGCTTAACAAGAAACTCATAGTATTCCTCACGGTACTTTTCTTCACACTCCATAACGGTAATTCCGTGTGTGAGTGCATCTTCACAGTGGCTCATTACTTCCATGCTGCTGTCCTTTCTTTTGCTGTTTGTTTACCTAGAAGGTCATCTTCGTAGGCATCTTCTACAAGTTGTCTTTCTTGTAGTTCTACTTGAGCATAGTGGATGAGTGTCTCAAGGTCTTTGCTGTTGATCTTAGCAAAGGCTTCGATCTTCTCGTCTTCGTTTAGTGAGTTTAAAGTCTTCACATCGACTACAGTTGTTATTTTCATAACAGTCCTTTCTGTTTGGTTTGTCATCATCAGTGCACAAGTAACCAGCTTGCACAGACACCTCAACAAAGAGGTGTTTCGACAGACTGCTAAATACAGCAGCCCACTACACCACAGCCCTCTCCCTCGACATAAGTATCAGGGGAAGAATGACCATAGTATTCCCAGTCATCGAGACGAGCAGGATGATCCGCCAAGACATCATCAATAGCAGGGATGTCGGTAGCCGCACAGAACCAACGAGAGCCATCCCAACCTTCACGAACACCAAGCACAAGCTTCCAGCCCTGATCACGAGACTTACGAAGCAAGGCAACCAAGCCAGCAACAGAATCAAGATCAGCACCACCAGTACGACAGAACAAAGGCACAGCAGAACCACGAACCCAAAGCAAGATAGAACGAGAAGAAGCATCCCAACCGAGACGAGACACCACCACAGAAGAACGAGACCAAGAGACAGAAGACAAAGGCGAAAGAGAGAAAGAAGACATAAGCAAAACCCCACAAAAAGAAAGACAGCGAACCGCACTGCCACGGAAACCCCAAAGCAAACTAGGGGGGAGCGACAACCCAGGAAAGGGTACAACACACCTCCACATCTTTTTTAAACATAAACAAAGACTAAACACCACCTTATAGGAAAATCTCTACAGAGGACAAGGGGGATGCCAAATTGGACAACAAAAGAAAGCTAGAATTAGCAAAAGAATTATTTAAGCGAAAAAAGAAAGAGCAATACAAGTCAGACTTTGAACTATTCGCCAAAGAACAGATACGAATTATAACTAAAAACGCCTCACAAGGCTTTGTACCATTCACCTTCAACGCAGCTCAAGTATCTATAAACGAACAGTTAGAAAAACAATTAGCCAATACAGGTAAAGTCAGAGCCATTGTCTTAAAAGCAAGACAACAGGGCATATCGACCTATTGTGCAGCACGAGTGTTTTGGAAGACATATTTTACTCCCTACACTCGATCTGTCGTTATGGCACATGACAGTGCCACCTCAGATGCACTATTCAATATGAGTCGAAACATTATTGATAACATGGAAGAACCCCCAACTCTACAAAAGAGTAATGCAAAAGAGATACTATTTGAGCATAATAAGAGCGGTTATAGGCTCTATACAGCAGGTGCAAAGGAAGCAGGTCGAGGAACAACCCCAACTATCGCACATTTATCCGAGGTTGCCTTTTGGCAATTCGATGAACAGATCCTTGCAGGACTTTTTCAGGGAATAAGCCAAGAAAATGAGACGGAAGTTATACTAGAAAGCACAGCCAATGGAGCTAGTGGAGAATTCTTTAGACTTTTTCAGGGGGCGATGAACGGTGAGAACGAATACGTACCCATTTTTCTACCTTGGTTTATAACTCCAGAATATCGTAGGGAAGCTCCCGAAGGATTCGAACTAACAGACGAAGAAGAGGATCTCGTTGAGAACTATTCACTAGATAATGACCAACTCTACTGGAGAAGGCTAAAAATAGCTGAGAGTGGAGAGAAAAAGTTTATACAAGAGTACCCAGCCAGTGCCGAAGAGGCTTTTCTAGTGACAGGTAACAGTGTTTTTGACCAAGAAATTGTACAAATGTATGAGGTCAGAGCACCAGATTACACAAGAGCCTTTGATTATGAGAGCAGTTACTTTGAAGATAATAAAAGTGGACATCTAGAGATGTGGAGAGCTCCAAAGTTTGAAGATAGATTTATAATTGGAGCAGATGTCGCATTAGGGGTAGGTCAAGACTATTCCACCGCAGTGATACTTAATAAAGAGAGGGAAGTTTGTGCATTATTCAGAGATAATTACATTGATCCTTCTGTATTCGGTGATATATTGTTCTACTTGGGTCGTTATTTCAACAACGCACTATTAGCTGTCGAGAGCAACAGTCTAGGAATCGCTACATTAAATAGGTTAAAACAAATGAATTACGTTAACCTATACTATCAAACCAAAGCTGCTACATTAGCTAATGAAGAAGGTAGTAAACCTGGATTTAGAACAACAATAAGCACTAAACCAATGATTATAGGTAACCTTAAGAGAGCTATTGAAGAACACGATATAGATATCTCTAGTGATATTATTATCTCAGAACTAAGAACCTATGTGTCGGCTGAAAATGGGAGTACAAATGCTCTTGCAGGAAACTATGACGATACTGTTATGGCTTTGGCTATTGCCTTTGAAGCATACAGAACACATCAACACAGATTAACTAATGATCTTGTATCTTGGAAAGATAAGATCGGAACTATACAGGAGGATACAACGACATGGCTGTAAAACCCAGTGAAAAGTCTCTATCTAATCTAGAAAAGATTCAATCATCAGAGATGGCTAATGAATATCGACTAAGAGGATTAGAGACAAGAAGAAAAAATAAAGAACAAAGAGAACTTGCAAAGAACACTATCAAGGCTATGAAGTCTATGGGTGACGATGCACCAAATGCTATAGAAGCACTTAACTACGTTTTGGTCAGAGCAATGGAAGACGATGACTCAGAGCAGATAGTAAAGGTGGCTAGCATATTGGCTGAATATCAAGCACCAAAGCTCTCTAGACAAGATGTCACACAGACTAACATAGATGCAGGTGATCTGACAGATGAAGAATTACAGGAAGAGTTAGATAGACTCGGATCTGTACATTAGTTACATCAGTAAGCGTCATTCGTGCAAAAGGAACGCTACGCAGGTGTAAGGATTCTACCATTGTCCTCACTTTGTCTGGGCTGCAAAGGGTAGGCAAAGCCCATTATTACGGAGAATACTATGGCAATGACATTAGAAGAAGCTAAGAAAAAATTAAATCAAGACTTAGCTAAAAAAAGAAAAGGATATCTTGCAGAAAATGCCTATAGGCAATCTCCTGAAGGAATAAAAAAAGGTAAAGAAAATCTTGTTTCAATGCTAGAATACACACCAGCTGCTATACCAATAGAAGGATATAGAGCTTATGATAATATTAAAAAAGGAAATTATTTAGATGCGGCTATCGATGCTGGCGTAGGGATAGGTATGGGAGTAGCTCCTTTAGCAGTTAAACCGATTGCTAAACTTGGAGGTAAAGCATATAAAAGTCTTAAAAATATTTTTTCAGGACCACTTTCTCCACAGTATAATAGTGAAGGTATGAATCCTAAAAAGATGATAAAAGAACAAGCTAAAGAAATGTTAAAAAAAATATTAGCACCGTTATCAGAAAAACCTACAAAAGCACAAAGAGAAAAAATGGAAGATATGTTAGAAGCTAAATTAGAATTACAAAAAGACTACCCTGATTCAGATATAACATTTCAACATTCAATGAATCCAAATAGAAATATTAATAATTTCAGATCAAGACCTGTTAATGTTCCTAATAAAGCAGCATTTGGAAAAGGTCCAGGCTTGTTTGGTCACGGATTGACTGATGCATCTAAGTTTGAACAATTTGGTCCAAACGTATATGCCATTGTTCACCCTAAAAATAAACCAACCTATTCAGGAAAGATGGATACCGAATCTAATTTAAATGAAACCTTTATTAGAACACCAGATATAGAAGATTTAATGAGAGTAAAGCTAAGAGGAGAATAAAATGAACACACCATGCGTAGGTCTTTGTCGATTAGACGAAAAAGGGGTCTGCCTTGGTTGTTTTAGAACTATTAAAGAGATAAAAGAAGCCTATGAAAAAACTACAGAAAGGAAGTAAGTATGAAGAATACGATGAGGATGGCGATGGTATCGTGAGTGATGAGGAATTATCTCATGTTAAAACTATCAAAGAGACAGAGACAGCTTTAAGAAAACAATTAGCACAACTACGAATGGCAAGGTCAACTCTAATAGCCATGGGTGCTTTTACAGCAGCTATGTTCTTTATTCCGCTGGAAAGAGTACAAGCTCTCTCAGATATCAGTAATCTCTTTTATCTTAGTGGAGCTGGTATTGTCGGTGCATATATGGGTACAACCGCTTGGATGAGTAAAAAATAGGAGAGGAACTATGGTACAACCAAAAGGAGTTATCGAGGAAAGGTATATCAGAAGAAATACAGCTGAACCTTTTTATCTATCAGTGAGTAAAGGTCTTGTTGCAGGACACGAGTCATTACATAAGTTTGGAGTTAACTTTCAGGTTAATTCTACCACAGACCCAGAAAGTATTTGGACAGCTGGTGGACTATATCCTTGGTCTTCACTAAGCACTGAACAAACTTTATATATTATATCTACAAGTTCATCAGATACAGGTGATATACTATTAGAAGGTCTAGATAGTAACTACAATAAAATAACTGAAACTGTCACAATGACTGGATTAACTGCAGTATCGACTACAAATCAATTTAAAAGAATATACCGTATGCAATATCAAGGTACAGCTTCAAATGTAGGAACAATAACTGCAAGAGTCACTTCTGGAACAGGAACTATAGTAGCACAAATCGATATAGGTTATTCTCAAACTCTTATGTCAATTTATACTGTACCTGCAGGGTGTACAGGATATTTATTAGCATTAGATGCTTCTGTAAACAAAGGTGAACAAGTACAAATTAATGTGTATAAAAGGGAATTAAATGAACCTTTTAAAATACTACATTTAACAGAACTTTTTGAAAGCACCTATCACTTTGATTTTTCAATACCACTTAAATTACCAGAAAAAACAGATATTGATGTTCGTGCAGCAGAAGTTGGAACAAATAATACAAGAATAACAAATACATTCGATATGCTATTAGTCAAAGAAAACAGCACAGGTTATTAAAATGTCAGAAAGAAAAAAAGTAGTTCCTTTAAAGAAAAGTAAAGGAACAATGAAAGGTCAAACAGTAGGTGGTGGACATAAGCTATCAGTCAAAGAAGGTGCTGGTATGACTGCTAAAGGTGTAGCTAAGTACAGGAGAGATAATCCTGGAAGTAAGCTAAAGACAGCAGTCACAGGTAAAGTTAAACCTGGAAGTAAAGATGCAAAGAGAAGAAAATCATTCTGTGCCAGATCAAAAGGATGGACAGGTGAAAGAGGCAAAGCAGCAAGGAGAAGATGGAAGTGCTAATGGAATGGTGGGAAGCTTGGCTAGTGATAGCCATAACCATAAACACAACAATAAACGTATTAGTATTTTTCGGTGGTCGAAGGATAAAAAGGAGAAGGAGTCTCAAATGAAAACAACAGCAACACGATACATACAGAACGTAACTCAAAGTAGCCCAGCAAAAAATAAAACAAAAAGAAAAACAGAATTATCTAAGCCTGGAAAATACGAAAAGAAAGTTATGGAAGCCAGTAAACCTATATACACTGGAAGAGGTACACTATGAGTATGAGTTACGGTGGATATAAAGAAGCTGTTGATGATGAGCAGCTAATAGTCCAAATCGAATCAGGAATTCAAGCCAGTAGCGGAGACTGGTTAAATAGCTCAGATTTATCTCGTGAGAGATTGAAGAGCACATACGAATACGCTGGTGTGGCAATGGATCATCTTGCACCCCAAGGTGTGAGTACAATCGTAGACACAAGCACAACAGAAGTAATTGAAGCATACACAGCAGTTTTATCGGATCTATTTCTTAGTAACGGTAAGTTAGCTCGGTTTGTCCCCTATGATGACACTCCTGGAGCTTTTCAGGCTGCAAAGGATGCTAGTAATGTGGTAAACTACTGCATATTTAAAAAGAATAAAGGATGGGAGATACTCCAGACTTGGATGAAGTCTTCTTTACTTTGGAAAAACGCAATTATAAGATGGGATTATATT